TTGCTATTATGTCTTCTGACAGGGGAGACAAAACTAAAAAAGAAAAACAACAAAGATCGAATACACTTGTAAACCGTATTCGTGGAGCTGGATTGCCTGGACCAACAAAAGTGAAAGGTGCTTATCATGAAAAAGATCATGGAGAGCAAACAGAAAAATCTTTTGTGGTTGGATCTGGCAAACAGGGCAAAAGAAAGTTTAAAAAAACAGTAACTAAACTTGGACAAGAAGGAGGTATAAAGCACAAAAGAAATCAAAAACCAGATTCAAAAAAAGATGATCAAGATAGCGTTCTTATCAAGCAAAAACCAGGAACCGGGGCAAAGGCATCTTGGTTAGGTACTTCTAGAAGATCTGATTCCGATCCAAAGTTGGGTAAAAAGTATGATCAAGGTAAACTTTCTACTAGAGATGCAAATAAACCATTGAAACCTGGTGAAGGTGCTACTATAGTTGGTAAAAAGAAAATGCAATTTAAATGAAATTATCATGAAAAAAACTGACAACATCGATAAACTTTTAAATATTGATCACAACAATAAAATTATCACCCAAAAAAGAGAACTAAATCCTCCATCATTTAATGGTAGATTTAGAGATAAAGTTCGAGAAAAATATCCAGATTATGAATTGAAGTGATTTACTTGAAGAACTCAAAAACCAGTTGGAGAACTGACCACAGGGGTTCCAAGAGGACCCTTTTTTAGTATATAATGACTATGTTGAAACGAAACACACATGACACTCTCTTCCGACTACATCCGCACTTCCCTCCAGGCACTCTACGGCAACACTGTGACTGGTGCTGATATTCGTGCTTGGTGTGCTCTGAATGACTCTAACTATCAGACTGTAACTAAAAAACTTGAACAGTACAAAGTTAATCGTGGTAAATGGAATCTTGAAGTAACTCAAGAACGTGTTCAAGAGATTGAACGTTCTTATCAAGCACCTGCTGCTCTTCCTAGCGTGGAACAAAATCTTATTCCGGAAAAAGATGATACCTTCGTCAAGTTTGGTAATTTCAACGATATTAAGAAAATTATTCAGTCCAATATCTTTTACCCTACGTTCATTACGGGTCTTTCGGGTAATGGTAAAACGTTCTCTGTTGAGCAAGCGTGCGCTCAACTTAAGCGTGAACTGATTCGTGTAAACATTACTATTGAAACTGATGAAGACGACCTTATCGGGGGTTTTCGCCTTGTTGATGGGAATACTGCTTGGCACAACGGTCCCGTCATTGAGGCACTGGAGCGAGGAGCAATCTTGCTTCTTGACGAAATCGATCTTGCTTCCAACAAGATTTTGTGTCTCCAATCCATCCTTGAAGGAAAAGGTGTATTCTTGAAAAAGATTGGACGCTGGGTAAAACCCGCTGCTGGATTCAACGTCATTGCCACCGCAAACACTAAGGGCAAGGGTTCTGATGACGGTAGGTTCATCGGCACCAACGTGCTCAATGAGGCGTTCCTGGAGCGTTTCCCTGTGACATTTGAGCAGCAGTATCCTGCCCCTGCAACCGAGCAGAAGATTCTTGAGGGAGTTGCTCTGGATCTTGGTGTTGAGGATCGTGACTTCTGCAAGCGCCTGGTGGATTGGGCAGATATCATCCGCAAGACATTCTATGACGGTGGTATTGAGGAAATCATCAGCACCCGTCGTTTGGTTCACATTGTTCGTGCCTACAGTATTTTCAAGGATAAAGCAAAAGCACTTCAAGTTTGTATCAATCGTTTTGATGATGAGACTAAACAGGCATTCCTTGAACTTTATGATAAGGTGGATGCTGACTTTAAAATGCCATCCGAAGATCAGTATGTAACTTATGATCTTGACGATAAGCAAGTAAACTGATAGAATATGAGGAGGTAAAAAGTGCCTCCTCTTTTTATGACTGAAACAACTTTTACTATTACTATGAGTGAAACAACAAATCATCTTTGGAAATACAATGAAGATAAAATCCTGAAAGATATTCAGGACTATGTGACGAGTACTTATGGAAGTCACTACTGTGGACATCAACAAGATTACAAAGATGTTCAAACAATTGATTTGATGGCAGCAAAAGAACTTGCTTCTGCTTTTTGTCAAGCAAACATCATCAAATATGGTTCTCGCTATGGCGATAAGGATGGTCGTAGCAAACGTGATTTGATGAAAGTCATTCACTACGCTATGTTGCTTCTCCACTTTGACGGACACTATAATCGTCAAGAAAATGGTCTCTCTGAATTTCGTTGATTATTATGAAACTATCTGATAAAACTCTTTCGGTTCTCAAGAACTTTTCTGGCATCAATCAATCTATTCTTTTTAAGGAAGGAAACAAACTTCGAACAATTAGTGTGATGAAAAACATCCTTGCCGAAGCAACTATTACAGAAGAATTTCCTAAGGATTTTGGAATTTATGATCTAAATCAGTTTTTGAATGGACTTGGACTTCATAAAGCACCCGAACTCGATTTCGAGAATGATGGTTATGTCGTCATTCGTGAGGGTAAAATGCGATCCAAATATTTCTTTGCCGATCCGAGTGTGATTGTTACTCCTCCTGACAAAGCAATCAATCTCCCTAGTGAAGATGTTTGTTTTGAACTTTCTACGGAACAAATGGATAAACTCCTGAAAGCAGCAGCGGTTTATCAACTTCCTGATATTTCTGCTGTTGGTGAAGCGGGTGTTGTGAAACTGGTTGTCCGCGACAAGAAGAACGACACTTCTAACGATTTTTCTATTGTTGTTGGTGAAACTAACAGTGAGTTTGTATTCAACTTCAAGGTGGAGAACATTAAGATTCTTCCTGGAACTTATGAAGTGGTTGTGTCACAAAAACTTTTGTCAAGATTCCAATCTAAGAATCACGATCTCTGTTATTATATTGCTCTGGAACCTGATTCTACTTTCGGATGAATATATTCGTTACATCGCCTTGGCCTGCTGAAAGTGCCATTTGTCTCCCCGACAAACACATTGTTAAGATGCCTCTAGAGTGCTGTCAGATGCTCTCTATCGTGGCATCAGAGAAATGGGGGTATGGATACGGCACTCTCCCTAAGGCAGATGGAACCCCATACAATACCGAGAAAGGAGCATTCCGCAATCATCCCTGCACCAAGTGGGCTATGGAGAGTATCCATAATGCCTACTGGTTAATCAAGTGGGGATTGAACTTGTCTGACGAATACTGCCTGCGGTATAATAAAACTCACTCCTGTTATAAAACTCTTGTGGAGGCATATTACTTGTTTCCAAAGGGTAAGATTACAGAAGTGACTCCATTTGCTCGTGCTATGCCTGAGGAATGGAAGTTTGACAAAACTATTGACACATTTGAAGCATACAAAAGATACATCGCATCCAAACCTTGGGTGTCTGATAATTACCTTCGTATGCCAGAGCGTAAACCTTCTTGGATAAATTAAATTATGGCAAGTGAATTTCTTCTGACCGAAAAATACAGACCGCAAGTTATTGATGACTGTATTCTTCCTGATGAAACTAAAAAAACATTTAAGGAGTTTGTAGAGAAGGGGGAGATTCCAAACCTTCTTCTCGCCGGACCTCCTGGTATTGGTAAAACCACAATTGCAAAGGCACTATGTAACGAATTAGGAGCAGATTATTATGTCATCAACGGATCCGACGAAGGACGTTTCTTGGATACTGTACGGAACCAAGCAAAGAACTTCGCTTCGACCGTCTCACTTACGGGATCTTCTAAACACAAAGTCATCATCATCGATGAGGCAGATAACACAGGCAACGACGTACAACTCTTACTACGGGCGAATATTGAGGCATTTTATAACAACTGCCGATTCATCTTCACCTGTAACTACAAGAACAAGATCATCGAACCCCTCCACTCACGATGTGCCGTCATCGACTTCACAATTAAGGGAAAGCAAAAAGCACAACTTGCGGGAAGTTTCTTTAAACGACTTCAACAAATCTTGGATGCGGAAAAAATTGAGTATGATCAAAAAGTCGTTGCGGAACTGGTATCAAAACATTTCCCTGATTTCCGAAGAGTTCTAAACGAAATTCAGAGGTATTCTACGGGTGGTAAAATTGACTCTGGTATTCTTGCAACTTTTTCCGATGTATCTGTAAATGAACTTATTAAATCTCTCAAAGATAAAAACTTTACTGAAGTCCGAAAGTGGGTGGTCGGGAACATGGATAACGACGCTTCTCATTTACTTCGCCGGGTTTATGACGCCACTTATAATTACCTTCTACCCCAATCTATTCCTGCTGCCGTTCTTATTATTGCTAAGTATCAATACCAATGTTGTTTCGTGGCTGATCAAGAAATAAATCTTCTTGCTGCTCTTACTGAAATTATGGCGGAGTGCGAATTCAAATGACGCAAAAATCATTGAAAACTGCTTTACGTTATCCGGGAGGCAAAAGTAGAGCAGTCACCAAAATGGATGCATACTTTCCCGATCTTCGCAACTATGATGAGTTTCGTGAACCCTTTCTTGGTGGTGGAAGTGTTGCGATTTATATTACAAAGAAATATCCGAACCTAGATATTTGGGTAAATGATTTATATGAACCTCTTGTAAACTTCTGGCAACAACTCCAGATGTTTGGAAATGATTTAAAAAATGAATTGGTAGATTGTAAACTTGCTTACAATACTCCTGAACTTGCCAAAGAACTTTTTTTAAAATCAAAGGAGAATATCAATGATGAGTCTGAAACGAACTTTAATCGTGCTGTCGCTTTCTATATTGTTAACAAATGCTCTTTTAGTGGTCTTACCGAAAGTTCATCTTTTTCAGGGCAAGCAAGTAACTCCAACTTTTCCCTGCGAGGAATTGAAAAATTGCCAGAATATTCCAAGTTAATTGCTAATTGGCGTATAACTAACTATTCATACGACTATCTTATGGATGGGAACAAAGGTGCTTTTATGTATCTTGATCCTCCTTATGATATTAAGAATAATCTCTATGGGAATAAGGGATCAATGCATAAAGGATTTGATCACGATAAGTTTGCTGTTGATTGTGACGCTAACGATATGGATCAGTTGATTAGTTATAACTCCGATCAACTTGTCAAAGATCGCTTTAAGAACTGGAACGCTGTTGAGTTTGATCTGACTTATACTATGCGTTCTGTTGGTGAATATATGCGAGAGCAAAAACAACGTAAAGAACTATTGCTTTTTAATTATGGAATTGGTGGATTGGTTAAACTCGATAAATCAAACGAAGAAAAACTTGATTGAAGAAGATCCTTCGCTTATGAAAGAATATCCTCCATACATTATTAATAAATGTTTGTCGGGAAATATTGATTGTATTCTTTATTCAAATGAGATGAATATGAATCATCATTTAGATAAAGATATGCAATATTCATTTTATCTAAATAGTCTTAGGAAACGGAAGAGATTTTCTCCCTGGCTCCGTAAGGATAAAGTCAAAGACTTAGAATGTATAAAACAATACTATGGTTATAGTAATGAAAAAGCATCTCAAGCACTGAAAATCCTGACAAAAGAACAAATTAATTTTATTAAACAACGACTTGAAACTGGAGGATCAAAATGACTACTACGGTAGAACCTACTGTTGATTGGTCTCAGGACCAAATGGTAGAGGTAATTCTTAATGAACCTGATGACTTTTTGAAAGTTCGTGAAACTTTGACACGTATCGGAGTTGCATCACGTAAGGAGAAAAAACTCTATCAATCTTGCCATATTTTGCATAAGCAAGGAAGATATTATATTGTTCATTTTAAAGAGTTATTTGCTCTTGATGGAAAACACGCTAATCTAACAATAAATGACGTTCAGCGCCGAAATCGTATCGCACGACTTCTTGCTGATTGGGGATTGATTACTGTTGTTAAGGAGGAAAGAGTATCTGATATCGCACCACTTAACCAAATTAAAGTTCTTTCTTATAAGGATAAGGGTGATTGGATTTTGGAGCAAAAATACAATATCGGTAAAAAAGGTAAGGTAGTGGAAACTGAATAAAAAAGTAGGGGATTCCACATCCCCTTTTTTATGCTTTCTTATATAATTATATATGGATGCCGAAAGGATCCACAAAACACAAACTCGCTGCAAAGGAGCTACTATAATGACTAACCTCGCAAGGTATACTGCTGCAGATCTTTCTTCCTTAATGGATAAGATTACTCGCAATAGTATTGGAATGGATGAATATTTTGATCGTCTTTTTAATCTTCACGAAACCACTACAAATTATCCGCCGTATAACCTTATTCAAATAAATAATGTTGAATCCCATCTGGAACTTGCACTTGCAGGATTCAAAAAAGGAGAAGTAAATGTATACACAGAATATGGAAAACTTTTTGTCGAAGGGCAAAAAGCAGATACCGAATCGGATAGGACGTTTATCCACAAGGGAGTGGCTAGCAGAAGTTTTAAACGAGCGTGGACTTTATCCGACGACACAGAAGTCAGGGAGGTTATATTCGAAGACGGACTTCTACGGATCGTACTTGGGAAAATAGTTCCAGAGCATCATGCTCGCAAAGATTATCTATAAATATAATTGAATATCGTCGGCGCATGAGGAGTACCTGGCAAAATCCAGGTTGACTCCTCCTTTTTTTGTGATAGAATATGGTGGGATGAAATAAAAAAATGACTATAAAATTAGCATTACTTAAGTCTGGCGAAGATGTTATTGCTGATATGCAAGAAGTCTTTGTGGATGAAGGAAAAATGGTTGGATATTTATTTGAAAATCCATGTGTAGTTAAAGTTATTTCTTATGATGAAGATACAACTTCCAAGAAAATACCATGTAAAATACAACTAACATCTTGGATACCACTTTCAAAAGATCAAAAAGTTCTTATTTCTGGTGATTGGGTAATAACTGTTGTTGAACCCATAGATAGATTGAAAGAACTTTATGAAACTGGAATAGCAAAAAATGGAAATGAAAACTATCAAGATTCTAGCATTAATGAACAATATGATTCTCATCAGTCAGATTGAAGAGATAGGTGCTGATATTGGAGAACCTGACTGCAAATTAGTTAAACCATTTCTGATAAAAGAACCACAAATTGAAGGACTTTCGAGAACATTGGAACCTTTTCTAATGGGAGTTACAAAACAAGATACATTTATGATGAGTTCGGATAAGATTCTTACTCTTGCCGATCCTAGTCCAACACTTATTGAAAAATACGAGGATTTGATTAAAGAATGAATTTTTATACTAATGTTCAATTGATTGGAAATCAATTTTTAGTTCGTGGTGTGCAAAATGGAAAAAGATTTGAAACTAGAGATGAGTTTTTTCCAACTCTTTATGTAAAGTCTAAAAAAGACTCTAAGTATAGAACATTAAGTGGTGAAGCAGTTGAACCGGTAAATCCCGGTACAGTTAAAGACTGTCGTGAGTTTTATAGTAAGTATGAAAATGTAGATGGATTCGAAATTTACGGAAATGATCGTTACATCTACCAGTATATTTCGGAGAAATATCCAGAAGATGAAATCAAATTTGACATTAGCAAAATCAAACTTGTAACTCTAGATATTGAGGTTGCTTCTGAAGGTGGATTCCCAGATGTAGAATCTGCCTCAGAAGAAATCTTATCCATTAGTATTCAGGATTACACTACTAAGAAGATTACGACATGGGGAGTTAAACCATTCAATAACACTCGTAAGGATGTAACATACTATTATTGTCCTTCTGAGTATGAACTTCTCAATCATTTCATTAACTATTGGATGGTTGATGTTCCTGATGTGATTACTGGATGGAACATTCAGTTGTATGACGTTCCTTATATCTGTAAGCGCCTGAATCGTGTTCTTGGTGAGAAACTAATGAAGCGTTTTTCTAACTGGGGACTTGTAACTGAAGGAGAAATCTTTATTAATGGACGAAAGCATACGACATTTGATGTAGGTGGACTAACTCAACTTGATTATCTAGATCTTTATAAAAAGTTTACCTATAAAGTTCAAGAGTCCTATCGTCTTGATTATATTGCCGAAGTTGAACTTGGGCAGAAAAAGTTGGATCACTCTGAATTTGATACATTTAAAGATTTCTACAC